AGAGCGGATGCTTTGGGGTTTAGGACTTTCAGGCAACGCATTTAAAAAGGTTTATTACGACCCGAACTTAGAGCGTCAAGTCTCTATGTTTATTCCAGCAGAAGACATGGTTGTGCCTTATGGCGCATCTAGTCTGGAGTCCGCAGAACGTGTAACTCACGTGATGCGTAAGACAGAAAATGAACTGCGAAAACTGCAAGTGGGTGGCTTTTATTTAGACGTTGACTTGGGTGCGCCTGACAACACGCTAGACGAAGTTGAAAAGAAAATTGCCGAGAAGATGGGCTTTCGTGCAACTACCGATGACCGTTATAAGTTATTGGAGATGCATGTAGACCTAGATTTAGAAGGCTATGAGCATAAGGATGAAAATGGTGAACCTACAGGAATTGCGTTGCCGTACGTTGTCACGATTGAAAAAGGCAGCAGCACCGTACTCTCAATCCGAAGGAACTGGAATCCAGATGACGACACCCACTCTAAGAGACAGCATTTTGTCCATTATGGATACGTGCCGGGCTTTGGCTTTTATTGCTTTGGGCTTATTCATCTTGTCGGTGCTTTTGCTAAGTCTGGCACTTCTATTATCCGACAACTGGTTGATGCAGGGACTTTGTCAAACCTTCCGGGTGGCTTTAAAACACGGGGTCTGCGGGTAAAGGGAGACGATACACCGATTGCTCCAGCGGAGTTTAGAGATGTAGATGTACCGTCAGGCACTATCAAAGACAACATCATGACTCTGCCATACAAAGAACCAAGCCAAGTGCTTGCCACTTTGTTAGATAAAATTGTTGAAGAAGGACGCAGATTTGCTAATGCTGCCGACTTGAAGGTTGCTGATATGTCAGCCAACTCTCCAGTAGGCACAACTTTGGCAATGTTGGAACGTACTCTTAAGGTAATGAGCGCAGTACAAGCTCGTGTTCATTACTCACTCAAACAAGAGTTACGACTTTTAAAAATCATTATTCGTGATTACACACCAGAGGATTACAGCTATGAACCCGTTGAAGGCGATAGGCAAGCTAAAAAATCGGACTATGACTTGGTTGATGTCATACCCGTGTCTGACCCGAATGCGGCTACGATGTCGCAGAAGGTCGTACAATATCAAGCGGTAATCCAACTAGCGCAGACAGCACCCCAACTCTATGACTTGGCTTACCTCCATCGTCAGATGTTGGACGTGCTTGGCATCAAAAATGCAAGCAAGTTGGTTAAATTGGAAGAAGATGCCGAGCCGCTTGACCCTATTTCTGAGAATATGAATGCGGTTAATGGTAAGCCTTTGAAGGCATTTATCTACCAAGACCATGATGCACATATTGCAGCGCATCAAGCATTTATGACAGACCCAGTGGTTACCAAGACTATCGGTCAAAATCCTCAAGCCAATCAAATCATGGCGGCATTGCAAGCTCACATGGCACAGCATTTAGGATTCCAATACCGTTCGCAAATCGAAAAACAGATGGGTGTTACCCTTCCTGCTCCAGATGCCAAGCTTCCAGAGTCAGTCGAAGTGGAACTATCAAGACTCGTGGCAACCGCAAGTCAGCAGTTACTTCAAATTCACAAGGGCGAAGCAGCCCAACAGAAGTCCGAAGAACAGGCAAAAGACCCATTGGTACAAATGCAACAGCAAGAACTGCAAATCAAGATGCAAGATGCCCAGCGCAAAATGCAAAAAGACCAAGCAGACATGCAAGCAAGAATGGCTCAGATTCAAGTCGAACAGCAGCGTATTCAGGCTCAGTCCAATACCGATGCTATGCGAATCCAAGCCCAAACCCAGTCAGATGCCCAGCGCATACAGGCTGAAAACCAACGTGCTGCCGAGAAATTGGCATCAGAAGCCGAGCGGGAAAGACTTAAGCTTGGTGTAGACGCAGCCAAGGCACAGGCACAAATAGCAAATAAGGCTAACAAATAATGGATAAAGTCCTAAAACTTCTAGCTGAAAAGATAGATGACAAAGTGGCACAACTTCAGGAAGCCCTTGGCAGTGGTTCAGCCAAAGACTACGTGGAGTACAAAGCAATGGTTGGTGAGATAAAAGGTCTTCTTACTGCCCGTTTAAACATCCAAGACCTACAAAAAAACTTTGAGGAATCTGATGACGAGTGAAATCCTACTGGCTACCAACCCAGACAACCCAGTAATAATTGGTTCAATATCCAAACCCGCAGAAGAAAAAGCTAAACAACTCCCTAGACCGTCTGGTTATCACATCCTTTGTGCTATTCCTGACATCGAAGCAGAGTATGAAAGCGGAATTCTAAAGGCGGATGCAACTCTTCAGTACGAAGAAATGCTCACTACAGTCCTTTTTGTCGTAGCTCTCGGTCCAGATTGCTACAAAGACCCCACACGCTTCCCTTCAGGCGCTTGGTGCAAAGAGGGAGACTTCGTTTTAGTACGTCCAAACAGCGGTTCTCGCCTTGTAATTCATGGCAAAGACTTCCGCATGATTAATGACGACTCTGTCGAAGGCACTGTAGACGACCCTCGTGGTATTAAACGCAAATAAGGAGCGACAAAATGGCAGAATTTGAAAAACAAGAGTTTAAATTCCCAGACGAAGCAGAAAAAGAGACCAAAATCGAGGTTTCTGCGGAAGATGACAACATCGAAATTGAGATTGAGGACGATACACCTGAGAAAGATAGGGGTGTAGAGCCACTTCCTGAGAATGTTAAGCAAGAATTATACGAAGATGAGCTAGAAGACTACTCCGCAAAGGTTAAAAAGAAGCTTTTGCAGATGAAAAAGCTGGCTCATGACGAAAGACGTGAAAAAGAACAGGCTTTACGTGAACATCAAGAGGCTATTGCCCTTGCACAGCGTGTTATTGAAGAGAATAAACGCCTAAAAAACAACGTAAATGAGAATGAGAAGAGCATTCTGCTGTCTGTTACCAAGGCTGTAGAGCTTGAACTGGAAAAAGCCAAGGATGACTACAAGAAAGCGTACGAATCTGGCGATACTGACAGAGTAATTGAAGCCCAGCAGAAGCTAACTGAAGTTTCGATGAAACAGGACAAGGTAAGAAATTTTAAACCTACCCCTTTACAAATCGAAGAACCTGTTGTACAAATGAGGCAACAGGAAGTACAAGCACCTCGTCCTGACCCAACTGCGGTTGACTGGCAACAGCGCAATACATGGTTTGGTGATGACGATGAAATGACTTCTTTGGCTTTGGGTCTCCATGAGAAACTCAAAAAAGAAGGAGTTGTGGTTTCTTCACCTGAGTATTACAAACGTATCGATAATACGATGCGGCAACGGTTCCCAGAGAAATTTGAGACCGACATAGAAGACAAGAGCGAACGCTCTACACGCCCAAGCACGGTTGTTGCACCTGCAACCCGGAGCACATCCTCCAAGAAGATTCGTTTGACAACTTCACAGTTGAGCATTGCGAAAAAACTTGGTCTAACAAATGAGCAATATGCTCAAGCCGTATTAAAAATGGAGTCCTAAAATGACAACCAACAGAAAACCTCGTGAACTTGAAAACCGTGTAATGGCAGAGCGCCCTAAGCAGTGGTCTCCACCAGAACTCCTTCCAGAACCAATTAAGGAGGCGGGATACTCGTACAGATGGGTTCGTACTTCGACCCTTAATGCAGCCGACCCAAGAAATCTATCAGCAAAACTGAGAGAAGGATGGGAGCCAGTAAAGATTGAAGAACAACCACAGTTTCAACTGCTAATCGACCCAACAAGTCGCTTTAAGGACAACATTGAAGTCGGTGGATTATTGCTTTGCAAAACTCCAACTGAGATGGTTCAACAACGTAATGATTATTACGCTAAACAAACCGAAGCCCAGACGGAAGCTGTAGACAACAATCTTATGAGTCAAAGCGACCCAAGGATGCCACTCTTTAGAGAGCGTAAATCCTCAAGTAGCTTTGGTAAAGGTTCTTAATTTTTTTAATCTAGGAGTTTTAAATGGCTTATCCTACCGTAGCAGGTCCTTATGGATTTCAGCCAATCAAATTGATTGGTGGTCAGGTATTCGCTGGTGCAACTCGTCAAATTCCCATCGCTTCAGGTTCTGGCACATCAATTTTTTACGGTGATGTCGTACGTCTGAACACTGGTGGTACTTTGAGCCGTGTTTCCACTACCGATTCTGCAACTGACGCTGTTGGTATTTTCTTGGGTTGTGCTTTCACAAACCCAACTACCAAACAGTTTTTGCAACAACAGTACTATCCAGCTTCTACAGTGGCTAGTGACATCGTAGCTTATGTTTGTGATGACCCTGATACCTATTTCAAGGTAGCTGTGTTATCTGATAGCACAACTATTGGTGGCATGACACAGACTGACGTTGGTAATAACGTTTCTATTTTGACTACTGCTGGTTCTACAACTACTGGTGACTCAAAAGAAGGCGTATTGCAGACAACTAGCGCTTCAACAACCACTCTGCCATTCCGTATTGTTTACGGTGTTCCAGAGACTGTTAATGCGTCTGGTTCTTTTACTGAAGTGGTTGTTAAATTCAACTTCGGTGTTCACACTTACTACAGCGCAACACCTGTAGCAACCGCAGCTTAAGGAGCGTTTAAATGGCTATTTCTCGTGCACAACTACTGAAAGAGTTGCTCCCCGGCTTGAACGCATTGTTCGGACTTGAGTACGCAACCTATGGACAACAACACAAAGAGATTTACGAAACTGAATCTTCTGAGCGTTCGTTTGAAGAAGAAACCAAGCTGTCAGGCTTCTCCGCAGCACCTGTCAAAAACGAAGGCTCTGCCATCGCTTATGACAATGCTCAAGAGGCATTCACAGCACGTTACAACCACGAAACTATCGCCCTTGGCTTTAGCTTGACTGAAGAAGCAATCGAAGACAACCTCTACGATTCTTTATCTGCTCGCTATACAAAGGCTTTGGCTCGTGCTATGGCTTACACAAAGCAGGTTAAAGCTGCTGCTGTGTTGAATAACGGTTTCACCAACTCTGCCGCTTATTACGGTGGTGATGGCGTACCTTTGTTCTCTGCAAGCCATCCATTGGTTTCTGGCGGTACAAACAGCAACATTCCTTCTACTCCTGCTGACTTGAATGAGACTTCTTTAGAAGCCGCTGTAATTCAAATCGCTGCATGGACTGATGAACGTGGTCTGTTGATTGCTGCTAAACCTAAGAAATTGGTTGTTCCTCCTTCACTCCAGTTCGTTGCAACTCGTTTGCTCGAAACTGAATTACGTGTTGGTACAACTGATAATGACATCAACGCACTTAAGAACAATGGTTCTGTTTCAGAAGGTTACACAGTTAACAACTTCTTGACAGACACAAACGCATGGTTCTTGACAACTGATGTTCCTAACGGCATGAAGCATTTCGTTCGCACCCCATTGAGCAATTCTATGGACGGTGACTTCGATACAGGTAACGTACGTTACAAGTCTCGTGAGCGTTATTCTTTTGGCTGGTCTGACCCACTCGGAATGTACGGTTCACAAGGAGCTTAATTACCGATAACGGTTAAAGCTACCACTTACCCCCTCGCTCAAAAAGCTTGGGGGTATTTTTTTTATTTTAATTTGTAGCGCAATTGTCATAATTGACTGATTTAATTGGCAAAAATCTATTAAGGTAAATATGCGTCATTCAAAAAAAGAAGATGATGTTTTTATTAAGACTTGGAAAAGATTGGGTTCCCCCACCTTGGTAGGAAAAGAACTAGGTATAAACCCTAGGAGTGCCCTTAATAGAAGAGCAGCAATACAAATAAGATATGGGATTACTTTAGATACTCACAACTCTTTGCGAGACAAAAAAAAAGAAAAACCTAAAAAGATAGAGCTTGCCGCACATAACGTCCGTAGAGGCATAGACGTTGACAAGGTTAAAAAAGTTATTGTCTTTTCAGACGCTCACTTTACCGATACCCCAACCACAGCGTTTAAAGCCCTATTAAAAATGATTAAAGAGTTTAAACCTCAAGTAATCATTTGTAATGGAGATGCTTTTGACGGACAAGTTCTTAGCCGATTTCCTTCTATTAATTACGACCAAAAGCCAACTGTTTTAGAAGAACTTAATGCCTGTCGTATGCATTTAGATGAAATTGTTAAAGTAAAACCAGCAGGGTGTCGATTAATATGGACTCTTGGAAATCATGATATGCGGTACGAATCTTGGCTGGTTAACAAGGTTCCTGAGTATTCTGGAGTAGATGGGTTTAGTCTTAAATATCATTTTCCTGAATGGGAAACTTGTTGGAGCTTTTGGATTGGTGAAGAGACCGTAGTCAAGCACCGGTTTAAAGGTGGTCGCACGGCAGGTTACAGCAATTTGGTCGCAGCGGGAAACACGAACATCATTACGGGGCATACGCACGTTCTCTGTGTAAGTCCAATTAGCAATTACCAAGGAAACTTTTTTGGGGTTCAGACTGGTATGTTGGCTGACCCTATGTCAAGCACCTTTGAGTACTGTGAAGATAGCCCTAAAGACTGGCGTTCAGGATTTGCCATGCTGTCTTTTGACCAAGGTAGAATGTTAATGCCAGAGCTAATTATGGTTAGCGATGAGCAAAATGGTGAATATGAATTTCGTGGTTCAATACACAAAGTTTAAACATGAAGCTAACGTCAGAGGTTGTTAAAAATCTCTATGCATCCCTTTATTGTTGCTATCCATTTACAAAATGGAAAATGCCCTTGCCTGAAGAAATTGATTTTGTAGTCACTTCTGACCCTGAATTAATGGGTACTTACCTATACGATACGGGTGAGGAATACGAACATACAGTGACAATCTCGTCTGGAAGGTGCGGTCATTACTATACGATGCTTACTACCTTAGCCCATGAAATGATACACATGAGCTTTCACAGGCAAGAAGGCAATAAATGGACTCAGCATGGCAAACAATTTAGAAACCGATGCAAGATGGTTGCTACTGAACTTGGTTTTGACCCACTGGAGCTTTGATACTTAAAGGTATATGTTTTGTATATACATTGATACCTATATGTATAAATTGAGCCGTATTTTATACATATAAGGCTCAAATTATGAGCCGTAAAGTTTACAAAAACCTCTATTTGTAAAGTATTAGCAACATGATTGTAAAGTTAATGGCTTATTAAAGAGTCCTTAAATAGGATAAAGCCTTATTAAAGATGTTTTTTAAGTTATTAATCTTTTTTTACAAAATTGCCCGTTCGGGAATATTTGTGTAATTTACGCTACTTTTTCTTACATTCTTCCCGTTCGGGAAATAAAAAAGGTTGCAAAAGGTAACCTTTGTAAACTTTAAGAAACAAAATGTGGGGTACTACGGGGCTAATGTATGTGAAGCATTGAATCCGCCTCCCCCACGGTACAGCTATTACTTACCTGTCTTAATATACTCTTTGATGCTTGAGAATACGCAGTTAACCCAGAACTCATAAGCTTCCTTGGTGCGCTCAACTAAAACTTCATACTTTTTAAACTGCTCTTCAAATGTAAACATGGTATCTCCATAAGTTATGTTGCAATGCACCATTTTACATTAATTTCTATGATACGCATCATTAGGATGTTTAAACATGCTATCCAATAATTCATCAATATTTTTAAACCATTGAATAACCTTTAACCCATCTGCTTGATAGATGGTAAAACTCACTTTTTTACTTGTTTTTTGCGTTTTGCTTTTTCAAGCGGGAAAACAGGCAACTCATCTTCTTCTGGTCTAACTTTGTATTCATCAAGTGCTTTGGTAAGCATAGCGATAAGCCCCCATTGGACAAGGCATTCAAGTCCTTCTTTATCGAAACGAACGATAGCGTTAGCCGAACCATCTTTGTTTTCCTTGGTAATCTTTACTGATATGTCCACGTTATTCTCCAAAGGTTAGCACTGGCTTATCTAAAGCCTCCAAAGCCCATTTTAAATAAGTTCCAATTTCTTCAAGATTTTCACCGCCCATTGTGGCGGTTGTATGACCTAAAGGTTTTCCTAAAGCGTCATAAAAGACTTCCCTAATCTCAATATAAGATTCCTCTGGGTTTTCGGTGATATTGACCAATCTTAGGTTCCAAGTCATTTTGTCGCCAATAAGTAAAGACCTACGTTAGAAAATGAATAACCAGCATACACAACTGCCATTGCTGGGTTACCTTTAAACCCTTGTTCAATGGCAATATAAGCATAGATTAATCCCGTTACGATAATAAGCCAAGAACTCATTACGACTCCAATTTGGTGAGGGTGTTACGTAACAAAAAGCCTAGATTTCCCTAAACCTTACCCTCAAAATTATTTTATCAAAAACATTGCACATACCCAAAAAAGTAGTAACATTGTGGAAACTGGGAGACCAGCTTATTAAACTGTCCCAGCAGACGCATACACGATTAATAAGCTTACTTTGTATGGAGAATTATTATGGGTTTCGCTACTCACCTTGGTCCTTGGCTACTTGGAACCGTTAAAAACACTACTGGCACTACCGCTGGTACAGTTTGCAATACTGGTTGTACCGTTGTTGCTCAATCTGGCACTACTACTGTTTCGGACACAACTGCTGACACACTGTTTTGGATTCCAGCAGGTTCACAAATCCTCAATATTTATGTTGACGTTACTACCGCTTATGCTGGTACTACTGGTAACACTATTACTATCAAGGCTGGTTCAACCACTCTAGGTACTGTTGGTGGCGCTACTACTACTCCTTTGGCAGTTGGTCGTCAAACATTCACCATCACTGGTGCAAATATTGCCACTTTTGTAAATATTGGTACAACAGACTTAGCGATTACAGCTACTTACGCTTGTGCGGGTACAGCCTCTGGCGGTACAGCTACAGTAACTTGTGAGTATGTTGTTCGTCAATCTGATGGAACACAATATCAAACAGGCAGCAATAGTTAATCTTGCGGGTTAGGGTTTTCCCTGACCCACTTAACATTTTTGGAGATTAATTATGACGATGCAATATGACGTAAAACAGGCACACCTAAACGGTAGTGGTATTTTTGTTGTTGGACCAACTCGTGTTAAGGGTATTTCATTAACTGGTACAGCTTCTGCTGGTCAGTTAACTATATTTGATACGATTACAGCCCCAGTAACAACTGCTACTTATGGTCGTTCTGGAACAACTGTTACGATAGCTCAAACTTCTCATGGCTTAACAACTGGGCAAGTTATTGGTATTGATTTTGCGGCAGGGACAGGCGGAACAGCTACTAATGGCAACTATGCTATTACTGTTGTAAATGCAAACTCTTTTACCGTAACTGATATTAATAGCGGAACCATTACCGCCTCACCAACGCTTGTCTATTCAACTGGAAAATGGTTGATAACATACGATATAGCTGCTGGAGATTCATACAATAACTCCCCAGTGATTCCCGGTGAAGGCGTAAGAGCGGATACTGGTGTGTATGGCTATATAACAAATTTAACCGCAGCAAACATTTACTACGGATAAAACATGTCAGAAGAACTAAAGGCAGAGGGTTCATTTAGTTTAGTAGGTCGGAAGATTATGATTGGTCTTCCCGCCTATGACTTCAAGGTATCTGTAAAGCTGGCTATTGCATTAGCCAGTTTTTGCGTTGAAGCCCCTAAACATGGGATAGAAATTCAGATTTGTAATATTTCTGGATGCTCTGTTGTTTCCCGTGTTCGTAACCTGATTGCCAAAGACTTCTTAGCATCAGATTGCACTGACCTTATGTTTATTGATTCAGACATCAACTTCAATGCGGAAGACATTTTCCGTTTGATGGCTTGGAATACAGACCCTAAGAAGGGTATTGTTGGCGGTGTACCTGTTGCACGTAAAAAGGGCAGCATTTATATCTCTTCATTAGACCAAGATGCGGATGGCGGTATTTATATGAACGCTTATGGACTAGTAAAAGCCAAGCGCCTTGCTACCGCATTCATGTTAATCCGTAGAGAAGTGTTTGAAACCTTGCGGGACAACCATCCAGAATGGCAATATCACGATGACCGTGTAGAAAATGGTCATACAGATAAGATTTGTTATTCATTTTTTGACTTCAAATCAGAGCCTACAGGGTATGTAGGTGAGGACTATACGTTCTGTGACCGTGCTTCAGCGCATGGTTATGAGATTTGGATTGACCCAACCATCAAGTTAGGTCACATGGGAATCACTGAATTTGAAGGTTCTTTTGGTGAAGAGTTTTTATATCCATTGATTCGTTCAGTGGATGCTAAAAAGGATGCAGCGTAATGGCAACCAAAAAGACTCCATCTTTATCTATAGGACGTGGTGAGAAATTACCAGTCTCTAAAGGTGCTGGTTTAACAGCCAAGGGTCGTGCGAAATACAACAAAGCAACAGGCAGTAACTTAAAAGCCCCGCAACCAGAGGGCGGAGCTAGGAAGAAGTCTTTCTGCGCCCGTATGTCTGGTATGCCCGGTCCGATGAAAGATGAAAATGGCAAACCCACTAGGAAAGCCGCTTCTTTAAAGAGATGGAAATGTTAGAAATGGAAGCAACTATTTGGAACATACTACTGACTGCTGCTTTGGCTGGTATTGGTTACGTTTTAAAAGACAAGTCAGACGAACTAAAGCGTATTGACATTCTTTTAAACAAGACTCGTGAAGAGGTGGCAAAAGAATACATTACTAAAGTTGATGTTCATAATGATATTAATCGTGTCTTAGACCGTTTAGACCGCATGGAACAGAAGATTGATACAGTTATTAAAGAGAATAGAAACAATGCCTAGTACATCTAAAAAACAACACAATTTTATGGAAGCAATTGCTCATAACAAGGCTTTTGCTAAAAAGGTTGGCGTACCTCAGTCGGTAGGTCAAGAATTCAGCAAAGCCGACAAGGGCAAAAAGTTTAAACAAGGTGGAATCATGGCTACAAAAAAAATGCATTCTGAGAAATCAGAAATGAAAATGGATAAAGAGCAAGATAAGGCTATGATTAAAAAAGCCTTTAGACAGCACGATATGCAAGAGCACAAGGGTGGAAAAGGAACTAAATTGTCTTTGAAAAAAGGCGGTTCTGCGTCTATGTGTTATGGCGGTAAAGTTAAAAAGATGGCTGTTGGTGGCGCTACAGGTTCCTTTAACTCTACAGGCAACAATCCATACACACCTCCAATGCAAACTGGCGCTATTGGTGGCTTAGACCAATTGAATCAATCAATTGGAACTATTCAAAATGCTTTAGGTGGCAATCCTAAGAATGTTGGCGAATCAACTCAAATGTACAAAAGGGGTGGAAAAGTGAAAAAAATGGCTATGGGTGGTGCTCCAGTAGACCCACGTGCTGCTGCTATGGCGGCTAAACAAGCGGCTATGGCTGCTCCAATGGGTGCTAAACGCAATATGCCTATGGCACGTCCAGCAGCCCCTCAGATGGCTTCTATGCCACAAGGTAAGCCAATGGTAGGTCGTATGCCTCCACAAGCTAATATGCCCGTTCCTACGATGAAAAAAGGCGGAGTAGCTAACACAGTTACTAAGGAAATGGAATACGACTATAAGTCTGGTAAGAAGTCTTTCCGAGGAACTACTGCCCAGCGTGATGCTCATGCTGAAAAAGAAGGCAAGAAAGTTGCTAAAGACTACGCTTATGACATGTCTAAGGGCATGAAAAAAGGTGGCATGGCTAAGATGGGCGCAGTTAAAACCAAACCGGGCAACATCAATGGTGTAGCTCAAAAGGGTTTAACTAAAGGCAAAATGGTTAAGATGGCTGCTGGTGGCTCTGTAGGTTCTGCTTCCAGACGTGCTGATGGCATTGCTATTCGTGGAAAAACAAAGTGTAAAGGCTGCTAATCATGCCATACGAAGAAACAGGCAAAGAAAAAGAGAAACGTGAAGCCTATTACAAGGCTAATAAAGAGCGTGGTATCCGTGCTGAAAAGCAAAGGGATTATGAATTGTTTGGCACTACCGAACAAAACATTCCTAAAGTAGATGCTATGGGTAACGTTACTGGCATGAAAAAGGGCGGAAAAATATCTTCTGCCTCTAAACGTGCAGATGGTTGCTGTATTAGAGGAAAGACAAGGGCTTAATCATGTCAAGTTTCTTTGAAATAGGCAGCAAGATGCTAGAAGAAGCAACTCGTGTTGGAAAAGAAGCTGGAGATTCAATCTTTGGGCGTGAAAAAAAATCTGCTGTTGATACTTTAAAGGCTGAAGCAGACGCTAAAGCTGCTGCTGACAAAGATGCGGCTGATAAAGTTGCCGCTCTTAAAGCTGAAGCAGACGCTCAAGCAGCTAAAGATGCAAAGTATCTTGCCGCAGTTCAAGAAAGAAAAGATAGCATTGCAGCGCAAAAAGAATCTGCTGCCAATGCACCTTCTGCCCCTGCAAAAACAATTAAATTTGAATGGAATCCACAACCAGTAAACCCATCAATAGATGGTATAGCAACTGGTCAAGCTTTTTTAAAACCTAATTACATTAAAATGAAAAAAGGCGGGGCAGTTAAAAAAGTTAAAAGCAAAACAGTCTCTATGGCTTCTAAACGTGGTGATGGTTGCGCTATTCGTGGTAAAACAAAAGGACGTTTTGTATGAGACCAAGTCGTGGAATGGGAGACATTATGTCCTCTAAGATGCCCAGTGGAGTTCGTAAAAAACGCAGGGATGATACTGACTTTACACAATACGCTGAAGGCGGACAGGTGTGGGATAAACCACGTCCTGAAGGCTTAGGCAAACCAAAGAAACTATCTTCTAAAAAGAAAGCTTCTGCTAAAGCAATGGCTAAAGCCGCTGGCAGACCTTATCCAAACTTAGTAGATAACATGAGAGCGGCAAAGGGTTCTAAATGACAGCCCAAACTAGCGGAACTACAGTATTTAATCTGCCATTCAATGAGATGGCAGAAGAAGCCTATGAGCGCTGTGGTATTGAAATGCGTACTGGTTACCAGTTACGCACCGCTAGACGTAGTCTAAATTTGCTTACTATTGAGTGGGCAAACAAGGGTATTAACCTTTGGACTATTGAACAGGGTGAGATTTTGCTGGTTACAGGGCAGACTACATACCCTATTCCAACGGACACAATCGACCTTTTAGATACTGTTATTCGTCAAAATCAAGCGACATCTAATCAAATTGACATCAGTATTACTCGTATTTCAGAGACTGGTTACATCACCATTCCTAATAAATTGGCTCAGGGAAGACCTATTCAGTTGTGGGTTAACCGTCAATCGGGAGAGGAAAATCTGACAACAGCTAAATTGGATGGCAACATATCCAGTTCTGCAACCACTATTTCAGTGACATCTACCGCAGACTTGCCTTCTTCTGGCTATGTAAAAATAGATAGCGAAACTATCTATTATGAAAGCATTTCAGACAACCAGCTTCAGCTTTGCGCTCGTGGTCAGAATGGTACAACTGCTGCTTCTCACTTAGACCAAGCTGTTTTAACCAATCAAAATATCCCTTCTGTTAAAGTCTGGCCCAGCCCTGACGCTGGTGGTAGCCCTTACACATTGGTTTATTACCGTTTACGTAGAGTTCAAGATGCTGGAGGCGGTACAAACGTCTCAGACATCCCGTTTCGTTTTTTACCAGCATTGACATCAGGTCTAGCGTATCACCTCTCTGTGAAGGTTCCAGAAGCTAGAGACCGTGTTGATATGCTTAAGTCTATTTATGATGAACAATGGTTAATGGCTTCTACTGAAGACCGTACTAAGGCTTCTCTGAGGTTAGTGCCACGACAGCTTTTCTGGTGATTTAAATGGCTACACAATACGCTTCAGGCAAGTATTCGATTGCCGAATGTGACAGATGCGGTCAAAGGTACAAACTAAAGGAACTTAAAAAAGAGATTATTAAGACCAAGTTGTACCAAATTAAGGTCTGTCCTAGCTGTTGGGACCCCGACCAGCCGCAGTTGTCGTTGGGTATGTATCCAGTTTATGACCCACAGGCAGTTTATGAACCAAGACCTGACGTAAGTTATCGGATGTCTGGCTCAAGCGGCTTACAAATTAATGGTACAAATGACCCTACAGAAAAGGGAATTGGGTATCAAGAAGAGGGTAGTAGAACTTTCCAGTGGGGTTGGAATCCAGTGGGTGGTTCTAGAGCAGAAGATGTAGGTTTAACACCCAATGATTTAGTGTTGAACTTTGTGCTTGGCAATGTAACAATATCAACAACTTAAGGAGTTTAAACATGGGATTCACTAAATCAGCAGATGGAATTGCTAAACAAGGCAAAACTAAAGGTAAAAACCTAGGCGATTCTGGTCCAACCGTAATGGGTCGTAACGGTGGTACTAAGGATTTGGGCGTAACTGGCAAGGCTATGAAGGCTGTAGGGCGCAATTTGGCTCGTGTAGCCAATCAGAAGAAATCAGGAAGAGGTCGTTAATCATGACTAAAGCTAAAATGCAACCAAATACACCAGCGCAGAAGTATCCGCTGGGCAATGCAAAAGAGAATAAAGATGCAACTGTATATACAGGCACTGAGTTCTTTGATGCTGGAACTAAAGACCCAATTGGTAAGTACACACAACCACGTGTAAACACTTTCCCATGTTCTATAGAAAAGGACGGAAACGGTGTAGACGCTATCAATATGTCTGTTTTTGGGGTTACCAAGAACCCAAATCCAAAAGAAAACAAGCATGGTGAGAAAACAATGCGTGGCTATGGTGCTGCAACCAAAGGCATTAAAACACGTGGTCCAATGGCTTAATCATGACATACGATGAATTAGTAACTGCCGTCCAAGACTACTGTGAGAATAACTTTCCCACGGTCGATATGGATAGATTTATCGAGCAAGCCGAGCAAAAGATTTACAACTCGGTGCAGTTACCTTCATTGCGTAAAAACGTTGTTGGGGTAACTTCTCCCAGCAACAAATATTTATCTTGCCCCGATGACTACCTTGCTGCGTTCTCTTTGGCAGTAATTGAGAACTACGGAGAGGCTACTGAAGCTTACTATTACCTTTTAAACAAGGACGTAAACTTTATTCGTGAAGCCTATTCAATGCCAAGTGATACGGGTTTACCCTTATATTACTCTTTGTTTGGACCACGAGTAACCTCTGGCGTTACCAGTAACGAGTTGACTTTCCTTCTCGGACCGACTCCTGATGCGATTTACCACATGGAATTGCATTATTACTACTATCCAGAATCCATTGTTACTGCTGGTCAGACTTGGCTTGGGGATAACTTTGATACTGCCCTGCTTTGCGGCACTCTGATGGAAGCTATTACCTACATGAAGGGCGAAGCAGACATGGTTGCCCTGTATAAACAGCGTTACGATGAAGCTATGGGTCTCCTCAAACAATTAGGTGATGCTAAAGAGAAGGGTGATTCCTTCCGTGATGGTGTTCCTAAATATAAGGTCGTATGATTCAGCAAACCATAACCACCTCGTTTAAACAGGATGTTCTGCAAGCTTTGCAGGACTTATCTACAGATACGCTTTACATGGCTTTGTATACGGGCGCAGCAGAACTTACTGCGGATACCACTGCGTACACAACACAGGCTGAGGTAGTTGGGACAAACTACACAGCGGGTGGGCAAGAATGTCAGAACGTCACCATTATGACCACTGGCAACACGGTTTATATCAGTTTTGATAACGTTGTCTGGACAAATGTTTCCTTTACTTGTAGGGGTGCACTCATCTACAATCAGACAAAAGGTGGTAAATCCATCGCCATACTGAACTTCGGGTCAGACAAAATAGCAGGACCAAATTTCACCGTTACACTGCCAGCAAACAATGCAAACAGTGCTTTAATAAGAGTTTAAACAAGGAGAAGGTATGGCATTAGTTACCACAACCAAAGGCGACATGGACGAATCCCTCTTGGAAAAGAGAGAAGGGTCTGTTGACAACGATATTGAGTTCACAACTTGGACTGAATACTGGTTGGATGGGGAATTAGTCCATCGTTCTGCCCATGTGACTCTTAAAACTTCACCTCTTTCCCTTTTAGAAGGCGCTACTTTAGGATAAATTATGGCTAATACTCAATCAATGTGCACATCATTCTTAGGCGAAGTCCTAAGCGGTGTACATAACTTTGCATCAAACAACCCTGCTCGTTCAGCTAGTACAGCCGATACGTTTAAAGCTGCTTTGTACCTTGCTTCAGCTACATTGAATGCAAGCACCACAGCTTATAGCGCAACTGGTGAAGTAACAGGAACTGGATATAGCGCTGGTGGTGTTACTGTAACAAACGCAACCAACCCTACATCTACTAATACCTCAACCACTGCGGGAACAGGCTATTGGACACCTTCTGCAAGCATCGTTTACACAAGCGTAACGCTATCAACTGCGTTTGACACCATGTTGTTATATAACTCAAGCCAATCTAACAAGGCTGTTGCGGTATATACATTTGGTTCACAGACGATTACGGCTGGTAACTTTACGTTAACAATGCCTTCAAACGCTGCTGCGACTGCTTTATTGCGTCTTGCAACAACCTAATCGGGGGCTTGAATGTCCCTCGGCTGGGGTGATGGAGCGTGGGGCAGTAACGGCTGGGGAGGAACGCTTGAGCTAACAGGAGTTAGCGCAGACGGTCAGTTAGGAAATGAAGTACCCAATGTCATTATTGCCCTTAGTGGCGTTGGTGCAGTAGGCAACGTTGGAACAGTCACGCCTAGTGAGTCCACTGGCGAGACAGGCGACATTGCTTATGGATTTACAGGTACTGCGGTAGCAAATATCGCTGTTGCGTTGACAGGAGTTAGCGCAGCGGGAACAGTTGGAACAGTAAGTGTAAGCAAGGACGTTGCTCTTAACGGTGTCTTGGCTAGTGGATTTGCTGGAACAGTCGTTCCTAATTCATCTATAGCTGAGACCAGCGACATAGCATACGGATTTACAGGAACTACAGGTGTTAGCGTATCTGTAGCGCTAACTAGTGTCAGTGCTGCTGGATTGACTGGCACAGTATCAACTAGTAAATCTGTTGAGCTATCTGGTGTTGTTGCTTATGGATTTGAGGGTACAGAGACACCAAACATCTCTGTGGCTTTGACAGGGGTCTTAGCTACTGGTAGTGTTGGTTCTGTAGAGGCTGGTAAGGATGCTGCTTTAACTAGCGTTCTTGCTTCAGGATTATTAGGTACGGCTGTTTCTAATATTGAAATAGCCATATCAGGTGTAGGTGGTGTTGGTTCAGTAGGAAGTGTAGCGGTTGGAATAGCTCCAGCGTTAACTTCAGTACTGGCTAGAGGTTTTGTTGGTGATATTGCTCCCGGCAAGTCAACAACTATCTCTGGGGTATCAGCATCAGGATTAACGGGAACTGTTGTACCAGAACAAAGCATAGCCATAACAGGTGTACAGGCAAGTGGAATTCTGGGGCAGCTTGGATATTATTATTGGAGTGTTATTGACGATGATGAAAATGCAAACTGGACGATTATCAGTGATAACACGTCAGATGCATGGTCTCTAATCGATGACGATGAAGTTACAAACTGGACAGAAATAACAACGGTATAGGAATGCTATGAGCACATATTCAACCAACCTTAAGATTGAACTAATCGGCACTGGAGAACAGGCTGGTACTTGGGGTGTAACAACAGACGATAACTTCTCAAACGTATTTGAGCAGTCCATTGTTGGGCGTGTAACCGTACCATTTACCGATGCGGATGTGACTTTAACAGCCACAAACAGCGTTTCTAGCCAGTCTTTCCGTAACGTATACCTGAACTGTACAGGTACAAATACCGCTTCCCGAAATTTAATTGTTCCTACAATTAATAAGAACTATGTAGTCCAGAACAACACTACAGGCGGTTTTAACATTGTTGTTAAGACCACAGCGGGAACAGGAATTACTGTTCCTAATGGATTCTCTTGTGCTGTTTATGCTGATGGCACTAACGTAATTCAGGCTTCTACCTATTTTCCAGTAGCCACTGTAGGAACATTATCAATTACCAGTTTGACTGTTACTAATGATGCAACTATCCATACATTAACTATTGGTGAGGGTGGTGGTTCTGTAGCTACAAATACTGCGCTTGGTTATCAAGCATTAAATGCCAACACTACTGGCACTAATAACGTTGGTGTAGGCTATCAACCACTCTTAGTAAACACATTTGGTGCAAATAACATTGCAATGGGTTCTGGCACTTTAGCTGCCAATACCACTGGTAATAACAATATTGCTATCGGATATAACGCATTAAATGCAAATATATTTAGCGCTGGAAGCGTAGCAATTGGATATAATGCCCTTGTTGTATCTACCAGCGGTATTAATACTGCTGTTGGTTATCAAACATTAAAAGCCAACACTACAGGCACATCTAATACTGCGATTGGATACAGTAACTTAAATTCAAATACCACAGGTGTCAATAACGTTGCTATTGGTTCAAACGTATTAGCTGCAAATACTTATGGAAATAGTAATATTGCAATTGGTCAAAATACTTTTACCGCAAATACTACAGGCATTTCAAGCGTTGTTGTTGGTCAAGGTTCTGGAATTAACAACACAATTGGTAGCTATAACACAGTTTTAGGTGGTCAATCACTTAGAGGAAATGTAACTGGTAGTTTTAACATTGCAATTGGATACTCTGTATTAAATGCACATACTGGTGACAATTCAATTGGTATTGGTTATCAAGCATTAACTAGAAATACAACAGGTACATCTAATACAGCTATTGGTACTCTTACGTTATCGTATAACACTTTTGGCACTGGAAACATAGGTGTTGGTGATACTGTACTGTTTTCTAATACTACCGGTGTAAATAATACTGGTGTTGGTTATGGTTCTTTATATACTAATACTATTGGATACAATAACGTTGGAATTGGAAGTTCAGCTTTATTTAACAATACAATTGGTACAAGTAACGTTGCTGTTGGTGTTAATGCTTTGTACTTAAATACTACTGGCGCAAATAACGTTGCTTTTGGTCAACAGGCTTTAAACTCTAATACAACTGCTTCTAGTAACTCAGCTTTTGGATACCAAGCTTTATATGCAAACACTACTGGCACTGCTAACGTAGCTGTTGGTTCTTCTGCATTAGCAGCTAATACTTATGGTAATGGAAATACAGCAGTAGGTAACTCAGCGTTAACTACAAACGTAACTGGCTCAAACAATACTGCAATGGGGCAATTAGCTCTACAGCTAAATACTGGAACGTTTAATAATGCTTTTGGTTATGCAGCCTTACAAAATAATTCTTCTGCAAGTTATAACAACGCTTTTGGCTGGCTGGCTTTAAATGCTAATACAACTGGTCAATATAACACCGCTGTTGGACATGAATCATTGAGATTAAGCTCCACTGGAACGTATAACACCGCAGTAGGTTATCAAGCTCTTTACAACCAAATTGGTGCATCAATAAATACCGCATTTGGTGCGCAAGCTGGATTTAATTTAACAACAGGTGCAAACAACGTAGCTGTTGGTTATTTATCCATGCAAAACGCTACAAGAGGTTCGGATAACACTGCTGTAGGGTTTTATTCAATGGGGTTGGGTATTGTAACTGGCAATTCAAACGTTGCAATTGGTAGACAGTCAGTATGGAATTTAACATCTGGTTCAGATAATATTGGTATTGGTCTTTATGCTTTATTAACCAATACCACAGGTTCAAATAATGTGGGTTTGGGAACCCAAGCACTTTACTCTAACACCACTGGTGCATCGAATACCGCAGTAGGTTATCAAGCTGGGTATAGTAATACTATTGGTCTGGCAAATGTTTATTTAGGTGCTCTTGCTGGATATTCAGGTGTATCAGCGCTTGGTATTACTGCAATAGGATATAGAGCTTTATATAACAACACCGCTAACGGAAATGTGGCAGTAGGTTCTGAATGGAATGGCATTGCAAATGCCGCTTTATATAGCAACACTACAGGACAACAAAATACTTCTGTTGGTGTTGGAACAATGGTAGGAAATACTACAGGTTCTTACAATGCTACTTTTGGTGGTTTTGCTTTAACAACAAATAGCACAGGAAGCAACAATACAGCACTAGGATACCAATCCCTTAACGCCAATACCACAGCCTCTAACAACACCGCAGTTGGATATCAAGCTGGCTATTTAAATACTTTTGGCAACCAAAATGCGTATGTTGGCGCTCAATCTGGTTACTCAAATACCTCTGGTTATAACAACACTGGATTAGGCTATCAAGCACTTTTCTACAACACCACCACTGTACAAAACACTGCTATTGGTCAGGGTGCATTACAAAACAACATTAACAATAATAATACTGCTGTTGGTGCTCAATCTGCTTTAGCAAATACCACAGGCTCTGTAGATGCTTTTGGTTTCCAAGCATTGTATAAAAATACTACAGGTGCAGGAAATTCTGCTTTTGGTAATACTGCAATGTTTAATAACACCACTGGTAGTTATAACGTTGCTTTTGGTTTGGCTGCTTTATTTAATAACACCACCGTTAATGATAACGTTGCGGTTGGTGTAGAGGCAATGTATGGAAATACATTTGGTACAGGAAATACAGCATTAGGTCGTGCAGCATTAAAGTCAAACACCACCGCATCAGCTAACACCGCAGTAGGTTATCAAGCTCTTTACAGTAATACTATAGCTACTGTTAATACAGCATTAGGTTATCAAGCAGGACTTTCTAATACAACAGGCTCATCCAATGTTTTCTTAGGACATCAATCTGGTTATACAAACACAACAGGTAACTCTGTAACTTATATTGGTAGATTGGCTGGATTTACTGCTAATTCAAGCAGCGGTACATTTGTAGGTTACGGTGCTGGTTATAACTCTACAGGGTCAAACAATACTTTTGTAGGAGCTTATGGAGCTTCTGGTGCTTGTGGTGAATTCATGACTACAGGCGCTAAGAACACCATCCTTGGTGGCTACAACGGCAATCAAGGCGGTCTAGACATCCGTACATCAAGTAACTACATTGTGTTATCTGATGGTGATGGTAATCCTAGAATTATTAGTGACAGTAGTGGTAATGTAAATATTGGTACTGTTACAAGCATAGGAAAACTAACAGTAAGTGCCCCTAATTCTAGTTATAAAATTGTTGCTGCTAATGCAACGGATGGAGCTTGGTCTGAAATTCAGTGCCAAGCAGGAGCTTCAGGTCAAGTTCAGGCTCAAATGTTTGCACAAGAACAAGGGGCAACTTCTTATGTAAAAATAGGTTCTAGGACAAGTCATTACCTTGCTCTAACTACAGCCGATACAGAACGGATGCGTATTGACTCTAGTGGTCGAGTGTTAGTAAATGCTACTTCAATTATTGGTTCTGATACTGCACCATTTCAAGTTACTGGTGGTTCTGTAACTGCAATTACTGTAAAAGGTGGTTCTAATAACTATTTTGAAGCGTTTTACAATACAAGCAGCACTTTAATTGGTTCTATTACTGGTTCTAACGGCTCTACTACTGCATACAACACAACTTCTGACTATCGATTAAAAGAAAATGTTGCACCGATGACAGGTGCTTTAGCTAAAGTTCAAGCATTAAAGCCAGTTACTTATACATGGAAAGCCACAGGCGAAGAATCACAAGGATTTATTGCCCATGAATTAGCTGAGATTGTGCCTGATTGCGTAACTGGTGAAAAAGATGCTGTTGATGCTGATGGTAATATTAAACCACAAGGTATTGATACTTCATTCTTAGTAGCTACTCTAACTGCTGCAATTCAAGAACTTAAAGCAGAAGTAGATTCCCTTAAACAACAATTAGCGAGTAAATAATGACTGACATAATTGAATCAGTAATGCCCGTAATTGAAATGCCAGTAATGCCACCTCCATCGGCAGAACAGATTGCCCAGAACTACAAGGCAATGGGTGACTCTGTTGACCTGATTAACCAATATGTAGCTGGCAACTTTCCAGAAGGCATGAAGCCAGAAGAAGTGGCTGATGCTATTGGTCGTAACGTAGGTCACTTAGAACTCATGGTAGCTAAAGACTACTGGACTAATGAGGATATGACCGCAGTTAATGCCGCTATTGCCGCTGGTAAAAAGTGATTCCAATAGTCGTATGCACAATAGGTTCTCCTAGCCTTGCTGTATTTGAGGCTAGTGTTAGAACTTATGTGCCTGATGTGGAATTATTCATTAGCCGTAATCGTGGGTCTAACTTCGGGGAAGCCTACAACATTGCGGTTAATGAAGCGTTTAAACGATTTGATGAAATTATCGTAGCTAACGATGACATAGTATTAACCCCTACTAGCTATTCCAAGTTATTAGAAGATGTTGAACATTTAAAACGATTTAATCAACTTGGTTGGGTTGTTGCTCGTTCTGATGAAGTCCGTCCTTTGCAGCAAGGTAAAGGCGATGTCTTTGAAGTGCCTGTTGTATCCCCGCTTTTTGGCTATGTAAGCAAGCAAGCATGGGTAGATTTCCCTCCTATTAATTGGTATTCAGACGATATACAATCTATCGATATGAGTGCGAACGGCTATAGACATTTTGTGTCTAGAAGCTATATCCATCATGTTGGAAGCCAGACTATCGGTCAAGATAATACTAAAAATCATTTAGCCGCAGAGCCTTGGATTAAAGATAATCGTCCAGACTTACACGCTATTTGGTTTACACAGGAGAAACAAGTTGCGTAAAGTTCTAATAGGCACACCAGCCCATGATGGCAGAGTAGACGTTTGGTACTGCAATTCCTTAGTCAATACGATTAAGATTTCACACCACTTCAATACCGTCATTCACCCAGTCTATATGTCTTATGACAGTCTGGTTCAGAGGGCTAGGAATGATTTGGTGCGGTTAGCTTTAGAAGAGAAGTTTGATGACTTAATCTTTATGGATTCCGACCAAGAATGGAATCCAGAGTGGATATTTAAGCTTCTAGAGTACAAAGAAGATGTAATTGGCGGAACAGTTGTTAAGAAGGCTGATACCCCACTATTTAATGTTAAAGCCCTTAAATCAGGTCTAAAGCTGGAAAAGAATGGACTAATGGAAGTAGAAGCCATTGGTACAGGATTCATGAAAATTTCCCGTAGAGCCTTGGAAAAGGTATGGGATATAAGCGAAGAGTATGTAAATGAAGGCAAGAAATGCCGCATGGTATTCGATGTCCAGTTGGTTGATGGCGAACTGGTCAGCGAGGACAATGTGTTCTGTCGGAAGTGGAGAAAGCTAGGCGAAAAAGTCTATATTGACCCATCCATGACATGTAACCACATTGGCGCAAAGAAGTATTCTGGCAACTTCCTAGCGTTTTTAAAACAAGCCAATATACCAATCGAAAGGAAATGACATGGGACAAGATAAAAAGACCCCCATTACCATTAACGGTAAAGAGTACATGTTTGAAGATTTAGAAGACAACCAAAAGGCTTTATTCAACCATTGCGTTGATTTAGAGCGCAAGATTGGTTCAGCACAGTTCAACCTTGACCAGCTTAATGTTGGCAAACAAGCGTTTTTAAACATGCTAGAGCAATCTTTAGCGCATGAGCCTGAAGTTGAGGTAATGCCAGCAGAGGCAGTAGTCCAATAATGATTTATCTTTGGTACGTAATCCTCGTCCCCGTATCGCTATTACTAACCCTAATAGCGGTGATTCTTGCGCCTGTATTCCCAGTTTTTGCTACACAGCAAATGGGTTGGTGCGATAACCATAGCTACGAGGCGGTAGGACCACGTCTACCAAAGTGGTTAAGTTGGTTCATGACTCCAGATAACTCGTTGGATGGAGACGCTACATTTGAGCGTTTAAACCCACCGTCTTACTGGAGTCAGGTTAAATGGCTGTGGAGAAATCCAGCCTATTCTTTTGCGCTGCGGTATATATCAGTGCCATATATCACGTCAGTAAAGGGTGACAAGACAATTAAGGACAATGACAATGCAAAAGCGGGCTGGTGTTTGGTTCACGCTAATGGATTATTTCAATTTGTGTTTATTACCCCTATTGGTTTTAGTCGCTGTATTTATGTTAATTTGGGGTGGAATATTAGGGGTTTGGTTGATGATAACGTCATGCCTAAACCGTTGGAATGGCAAGCAACGTTCGTATTTTCACCGAGGATAAGTGGATTTAGATGAACTGGCTAACAC